AACGCGCAATCTCAAAAAAATTTTTTGCAAACCTAGGATTTAACAACTGTAATTTAAGTAAATAAGTAAAAATAGTTCTTGACTTTAACTTATATGTATGATATAATTCAACTATAGTAAGTGAGGTTATATGGCAGAAATGGTCTACACTCCGTCAACAACTGGAAGAAAGTTCCACGAAGCGAGAGACGTTGACTCGGGCTTTGTGCGTGCATTACTTGGTCCGATTGGCAGTGGTAAGTCAGTTACATGTGTTTTAGAGCTATTAATGATAGCTATGGAACAAGAACCTGACAAAGAAGGTATTAGACGTACTAAGTTTGCTATTATACGTAATACGTATCGTGAACTATTAGACACAACTATAGCAACCTTCTTTACATGGATACAAGAAGACTCTGGTCACTTCTCAAGTCTGAACATGGTATTTACGATGGAACAACCATTGGCTGATGGTACTATGATGCATTCAGAGTTCTTGTTTAGAGCATTAGACAAGCCAGATGACATTAAGAAACTTTTATCACTTGAGATAACTGCAGCCTGGATAAATGAAGCTCGCGAGATTTCTAAGAGCGTTATGGACATGGTACAAGGTCGGGTTGGTCGATACCCTCCACCAGTACTTGGTGTACAACCTACGTTCTTTGGTGTGATACTAGATACTAACCCACCTGACTCAGATCATTGGTGGTACACGCTCTTCGAAGAGGTACAACCAGACAACCATAAACTATTTACGCAACCATCGGGTGTATCTGATGAGGCTGAAAACATAAAGAACCTGCCTCGTAACTACTACAAGAACATGATGGCAGGTAAAACACAAGAATGGATCAATGTATATGTTAAAGGTATGTACGGTTTTATAGCAGACGGTAGATCAGTATGGACAGAGTATAACGACCAGATACATTCATCGTCTGAGACGTTTGTCCCTGACCCTACTCGTACACTGTATGTTGGCATAGACTTTGGTCTAACACCAGCTGCAGTTATAGGTCAAACAACAGCATCTGGTAGGATGGTGGTTTTTGACGAGCTATGCACATTCGACATGGGTGCTATGTCGTTCGGTAGACTGCTTCATGAGAAGTTATCTACTACATACCGCGACTTTAAGTCTATGGAGATATATGCTGACCCTGCTGGTGCACAAAGAGCACAGACAGACGAGATGACACCGTTTATGATTCTTGCAAATCAAGGTGTTAATGCATGGCCGACATATACTAACGACTTCACTATACGCAGAGAGGCAGTTGCAGACTACATGATGCGATTAGACTTCAATGGTAAGCCAGCTTTCTGTATACATTCATCGGCGCCAACAGTTCGCAAGGCGTGTGCCGGTGGTTATAAGTATAAACGTATGCAAGTATCAGGACAAGAACGATACCAAGACGTGCCAGACAAAGGTAAATACTCTCATGCTGGTGATGCCATGCAGTACCTGTTTCTAGGTGCAGTTGGTGGAGACAGAGTTGTTGGTGGGTATGGAGACAAGAAGATTGACTATTCGTATTCTAACTTAGGTATTATATAATGGCTAAAGCAAAAACACAACCAAAGAAACCTATGCCAATGCCTGGCAAGAAAAAAGGAGCATGCTAATGGCTGGTAAACTATATAAAAATTCAGTTCATTTACAGCATGCTTGGGGCGATGGACGTAGGGCAGCACAAACTGGTTTATTAGTTGGCGCCAATCCATTTTCTGTCGGTGTTCCAGCCTATCAAGCTTGGATAGATGGTTTTAATAATACATTCGCATAACTATGGCAAAACTATCTGAGAGCGACATTCTTGCTATTATAGCAAATGAACTTAGTAATGCAAACATTACTACTTCAAGTCCATCTATGTTAAAAGACCCTTTACTGTATTATCTTGGTTTACCAAATGGTACAGAACAAGAAGGTCGTTCGTCAATAGTATCTACTGATATAGCAGACGCCATTGAATGGATAATGCCTCAGATAATGAAGTCATTTACTCAGAACAATGAGGTGGTAGTATTTGACCCAGTTAGTGAAGCAGATGAACTACAAGCTAGTATAGAATCTGAATATGTATATGATGTGCTAATGAAACAAAATGATGGGTTTGTATTAATCCACCAATTTGTAAAAGATGCACTTATGCAACGTAATGGTATGCTTAAAGTATATTATGAAGAATCAGTAGAAACAAAAGTATATAACTATACTGGATTGACAGAAGATCAGTTACATATAATTGTAGCCGATAAAAATACAGAGATAAAACAGTTAACTCCTAATCAGTATATTGATGAACAAGGACAACCACAAGTAATATATGATGCTAAATTATCTGTTACTAATAGAGACGGTCGAGTAAAAATTGATGGTGTAGCCCCTGAAGAATTTAGAGTTAATTCACAACATAACTCTATTGATTTATCAAATGCTAGATTTACAGCCCAAATAGTTAACAAATCATTATCAGATTTGCGCGAAGAAGGATTTAAACAATCTGAAATTGAAGATATTGCATCATCTGATTTAATACGTTCATCGTATCGTTTTAACTATCAAAATGAACCAACTCTAATACCTTCTACACTTTCACAAGATGATGCTAATAAGTTAGTTGAAATTGGTGAGTGTTATATGAAACTTGACATGGATGGTTCAGGTATAGCAGAACTTATGAAAATAACTGTAGCAGGTGTAGAGCCTCCTACAAAAATACTTAGCATTGAGTCTATTGATAGCAGTCCTTGGATTGCCACAACTGCTATTTTAATGTCACACAAGTTTCAAGGTTTGTCAGTATATGATAGACTTAAACAGATTCAGGACAACAAGACAGCAATTATCCGAAACATTATGGATAATATGTACTTACAAAATAATCAACGAAACGTTATTCTTGAAGGTCAAGTTAATCTCGATGACCTTATTGTCTCTCGCCCTGGCGGCCTCATTAGAGCTAAACGACTAGATGCAATACAACCACTAGCTACACCGCAAATTGGTGACGCAGCTTTTAGTATGATGCAGTATCTTGATGAGGTTAAGGCAGGTCGTATAGGCGTATCTGCCGATGGCACTGCTTCACCAGAGAATATAGGTGATAGAGTAGGCTCTCAGGGTGTTGAGAGAATGATGAACGCCAAAGAAGAACTAGTTGGTTTAATTATTCGTGTTATATGCGAAACTGGTATTAAGCCATTATGCAATAAGATTCGCGATATAGTAACACAACATGTTGATACAATACAAGACTTTCAATATCGTGGTCAATGGGTTAAAGTTAATCCATCAGAATGGCCAAAACGCACTAAAAGTTCAGTGCGTGTAGGAACAGGCACTGGTGATGTTAGAGCTAAACTGGCCGCCATTCAACAGATACAAATGATTCAAGAAAAGATTATGTCAATGCCTGGTCAAGCACTGACTAACCCATCTAAAATATATACAACACTTGATGACTTTTGCAAGTTCTCAGGTCTTAATGGTGCTAGTAAATACTTTATTGATCCTTCTTCACAAGAAGGCCAACAAGTACAACAACAAGCATCACAGAGTTCTCAGCAACAACAGCAACAACAGCAAGAAGAGCAACTTAAACAATTTCAACTTCAAGCCCAATTGGCACAAGCTGCTACTACTACTGCTGAAGCACAGCAAGCAAATGTACAAGTTAAGGCTCAATTAGAACTGTCTAAGCACCAAAGAGAGTTAGATAAGCATGATTTTGAGTCTAAGATAGCTCAATTATTAGCCCAAATAGAGCAAGCAAAACTAGTAGAAAAAAGCAATAAAGAAGTCTCAGAGTTAAGATTTAAATATGATGAACTCGAAGCAAGAACAGCGCTTGAGTTAACTAAACTAGAAATGACTTCTAGCATAGACCAGACTCAAAATTTTATGGCTAACGAAGAAATGATGTACAAGGACCAAGTAGAAAATGGCGAATAAAGGTATAGACTATTTACTGCACGAAGAAGTAAATATAGGTAATAGAGCTCAACAAGCCTATGACGTATACATGGAAGAATATTTTAATAAGTTTCAGAGTAGTGTTGCTAAACGACTATATATGGCTGATCTTACTACTGATGATATTTTAACTATTAAGTATGAAATTAATGCTATAAAAAATATTGAAGAAGTAATTTTACGTGACATAGAGACTGGGCAACTTGCATTTAAACAACTTAGTGAAGAGTGAGATAGAATATGAATACTGACCAAACTACTACTTCAACGGCAGAACTTACGAGTGAGGCTGGAAGCGTAAATATGGTTGACCAAATTGCTAACCTGCTATCAGGTGAGCCAGAAAAGCCAGCTGCAACAAAAAAGAAACCTGTTGAAGAATCTGAGGAGGCTGATACCCAACCAGACGATTCTACCCAAGAGGATGATGAACCAGAAGGTGAAGAAACAGACGAAACTGAAGATGATGACTCAGACGAATCTGATGAAGAAGTTACCTGGGCTAAAACACTAGGTATAGA